GTTGTTTGGTATCAATAAATATTGTATCTTCGGTATTCATTTTTCTCCCTTTTTATTAATATTTATGTGATAATATACCTAAAGTTACATATTAACAAGTATATATTTAAAAAAAGGAGTAAAAAATGAGTATAGATGATATGAAACCAAATGATTGGGATAATGTAAGTAACATAAAACCAGATATGGTAAACAAGCCTAAACACTATCAAGGGATTGTTGAATGTATAGACCTTATTAAAGATAGGTTAGGCTCAAAAGGATACGAAGCATATCTTGAAGGTAACATTTGGAAATACTTATATAGACATAAGGATAAAGAAGAGAACATTCAAGATTTAAAAAAATGCCAATGGTATCTAAATGAACTAATAAGGTATCGAGAAGAACTCTGATACTTTGTTAAGGAGATGAATATGAAACTTTCTGAATTTGATGATGTTATTGAAAAAGAAAGAAATAATAATAAACCTATTTATGTAAACAGGTATCTCGTTAGAAACTTATTAAAGTTTGCGCATGATTGTGACAAAGATCCGCAACAGTTAGCAGAGTATTTTCTCAAGGTAGGAATTAACTCTGCTAAACATTATAAGAAACAAGAGATAACTTTTGATATAGATAACTTATAAATTATTTAACACATCTAGCAGATTCTTAACTGCATCGTTGTTCTTTATGTGTTCATCAACTAATGTGATTTGGTTTTGCGGTAGCTTGGGAATAAATACTACGTTTCTATAGGGTAAGGAAACCAAAGCAAAAACATCTACAGCATTATCCTCATATTGTCTTTTTTTAGTATTACCACTTCTGCGTAAATCAAATCTCCAATTAGCTTTTGTAGGTTCTATTTTAGATTTAGCTTTGACTTGGCATTTATATAACTTATCTTTGTATTGAAATATTATATCTGTTGTTGATGGTGGGGTAGTAAGAACAACATCTTCACAAACCATTGACAGTATCGAAGCTGTCAGATATTCACCTGCTTTGCCGACTTTATCAGTAGGCCTGCTCATATTAGTTTATTCTGGTGGTGCTTGTATTTGTTGTTGTGGTAATTCTTGTATTACCTCAGGCTGGTAATCCAAGTTATTTGTAATTGCTAAGATGTTAATAACAGACTTTAAGGCCTCACCCTTGCTTATATCTATTTTTGCTAGCTTTTCTAACTCCTTGACAGAATTTGGATTTATAAATATTTCTGCTAATTGTCTTGATGTTTTTTCTTGTACTCTTTTGCTAAATTTGTTTGCAAATTTTACGGTCCACATAAAAGCGCCTACTTGTGCGGCTTCTCTTGTAAAAACCATAGCATCTGGTGGTTTTTTGGGGTTATCTATATTTGTAAGAGTTGCTGTTCTTTTTAATACTTCATTAAACTTATCAAAACCACGCAAAACTTCATTTTTATTTAATCCTCTAGCCTCTGCAACACCAGATAAAATTGCATTAAAGTTTGCTTTAGAATTTTTTGTACTAGATAATGCTTTATACAAATCAAAACCTGCGCCGAAAGATGGCCTACCTCTTTTTGTTTCTTTATATAGCGTTTGGTCAATAAGTTGGTCAAAATAAGCCCTCGCTAAATTAGGAAAAGCCTGTTTATCAATTTTATTAATTGTTGTATATGTATTTCTGATGTCTTGTGGAGTCACATTTGTAATGCCAAAAATTTGGTTTTTTACTTTGCTAGATGTTACGTTTTTGCCTATTAAAAATGGCTCAATAGATTCGAGTGTTGGGTTTACAATAGTGTTTGTTAGTTCTTTATACTTTTCTGTGCCAGCCAAATAATTGGGATTAGTTTTTAATCCTTGATCCATTTCATCTAATATTGAACCAAATTTAGACCTTTGATTTTTTGTTAATCTGTCTGCATCGCTTGCTAATCCAGAAACAGAGTCAAATATGCTATCTCTTTGTTCGCCATATATTTCGCTTAATTTTTTGATGCTAGTCTCAGGTATTATTTTTGTTTCTGTGGCTTTCATACCTAAAGGTTTACCAGCTACATCAAATATATTTACAGTTTCATCATCTGGCTTTATTTCTTTTTTTATTAACCTGCTTTTAAATTTTTTTAATTTATTTTGCGTAATCCCTTTAGGCGTGTCTTTAATTGTATTGTCCACACTATTAATAAGTTTTAAAACCTCAGACTCATCTAAAAACTCATCATCAGCTAGCTTGTAGCCTGCCTGCCTAGATTGTAAGGTTCTATCCTGTTTAACTGTTTTAAGAGCATCTTCGGAAGCAATTTTTGTTTGCTTCAAAACATCTTTTAAAGATTCTGGATTTTTAGCAATATAATTATCAAATAAATTTTCTGCTAGTTGCTGTAATCTTTCTGGCCTTTGCTTTATATCCTCATACATTATCCTACCACCTACAGGTGAATTATAGACAGACTCACCAAGTTTAGTAAGAATATCACTTTGTATAAGTTCGGGTGCTGATAATTTTATGCCTTGTTTTTCTGCATAAACTTCTACAGCCTTTGCTAAATCAATCTTTTCTTGTGGCACACCTTTCAATGCTTCTGCTGCTAATTTAACAGCTCTGTTAGGATCTGTCGCATAACTTGATACACCACCAGCTAATAAAGTTATTGGGATAGAATATTTAGCAGACACATCTTCCTCTTCTAGCTTTTCTGCAACAGCTCCTGTTGGAAACCCAACTTTAACAGCTCTTGCTGGGCCTAAGCCCATAGTAGGAAATGCATATTCGAGTCCAGATTGTAAATATCTGCCTGCTGTTGTTTCTGGCTCATATTGATAAACTGGTGTTTGCCTGGCTTGTTCAGCTAACATACCGAGCGTATCGACAGCAGTTGCCCCAGGCAATATTTTTTTGAAAGTTGGTTTTAATTTTTGTAGTAAATCAAAATATTTTGTTATATTTTCTTTTTGTTTTGGAGCGATTTCTTTTGCTTTTTTTTCTAAAAATGGAGCAGAAATTTCTTCAATCATGCTAGGAAAGCCCGCTATATCTGTAACACCTCTGATTGGCCCAGATATACCCGCCATGCCTAAATCTTTATATGGTAAAGTAGCTTGTTCGCCTTCCTGTGAAATAACTTCTGGTTTTTGTGCTACAACACTTTCTTGCGCTTTTAATCGTCTTATTTCATTAGCTATTGCTGTAGCATCTGCAACATTACCAGCTTGGTCTGCTTGTATAAGAGCTTGTTCTAGTTGTGCTAATGTTGCCATTATCTAACCCTGTGGTGGATATTTAGCTAGTATAGCATCGATATTCGATGTTGGAGTCGTAACGGTTGGTGTTTGTTGTTGTAAAAATGGATTATTTATCTGACCAAAACCAACAGTATATAAATCATTTATTCCAGTAATTACTGCATTTGCTTCTCTGTCATTTGGATTTCTGCCTAATGTAAGGTTTTTTAATTGTCTAGTATAATCTAGTTCTGATTTAATCTCAGAACCAACCCCTGATATAAATTCATATAATGCCGCAGCTTTTTGCTCTGCTGTTCTGCCAGCCGATATAATTTTTTGGAAATTTCTAAAGTCTTGATCTGACAATCCTCTACCCTCTTGCCCTCTAACTTTAGCTATCTGATAAGCAAAATCTAACAACTGTGACTCTGTTATTGCAGTTTGTCCAGCTAATTCTCTAATTGCGCTTCTAATTTTTGGATCAGTATTGTTAACAAATTTTGTTTTTTCTTCTTGGTTTATTAAAACACCAGCAGCCTTGAATTCTTGTCCTATTTGATCGAACAACTGCGCAACGTCACCAGTTGCTAAAACTGATTCTGGATTTTCATATAAATTGTTAATTATTCTTTGACCTGTGTTTACTAATGTATTGTAAGATATAGCTCTTTTTTCTAAACCGTTTTCGTCATTCCATCCTTTTATTTCGCCAATATCTTTAGCTTTACCAGCCGAAGTAAGTTGTGGTGTTTTATTTATAAAAAATCCTGCCTCAACCACAGATTTTATTTCATCTTCTGTTGGGTTAATTAAATCTGGCGCCCTGTTTCCATCCCTATCTGTTACTGCCCATGTTTCCAAATCATCATCAACTTTATCGTCTGCAAATGGATCTGCCAATGGGCCAATAATAAATTTAGCTCTATCAATGTTTTCTGCTTCTGATTTTAATATTGTTTTAACAGGCTTTCCTGTATTTTTATCATACAAGGTAAATCTTTCTAACGAACTTGGTTTTGTATCAGCAAACATTCTAGGATCAAGACCAGCTTTGATTAATCTTATTTGATTAGCAAATCTAGGATCTTGTGCAAGTTCTGCAAATAAAGCCTCTCTTTCAGCTTCAGCCTCTTGTTGCTCAAACTGTTGTCTTAAACCTAAGGCTCTGCCAACAGGATCACCACCTCTAAATGCTTCTGCTGCCACGGATAAACCTATGGCTCTACGCCTATTTCTTTCTATTTGCTCTTCTGGTGTTAAAGGTGTTTGTGGTTTTCCAAATATCATTATAGAACTCCATAATTAACCATGTAATAACCATTAGTATTTTTGCTAACAGCCTCTGGCATATATTTCATAACTTCTTGCGCCATCACGCCTGTTGTTGGATCATTTATACCAAGTTCTTTGGCCTTGTCATTCCAATCCCAAGTATATAACTTGTGTCCGTTTTCAGATGTGCCTATTGGTTTTATGTTTTCTTTTAGTCTTTCGTCAGAAAAATACCCTCTACCACCACCCGCTGTAACAGCAGCACCTGTGCCTGCGCTTGCGCCAGCTCCTGCTTGTGATAGAGGACCAAAAACTCCAGCACTTGCTAGACCTGCTGCCAATCCTAATATATCCCCACCTACACTTAATGGACTAGCAAATTTTTCAGTAACTCCTGATTGACCAAGTAATTTCGGCATAGCTCCTAATCCCATACCTAATAATCCTAGTTGTTGTGCTGGATAACCTTGCCTTCTCATAAATTCTTGGAAAGCAAAATCTTGTTGTGCTTGTTGTAGGCCTCTACCGAGTTCTCCAAAACCAGCCAATGTGCCTAAAGCTTGTTGTTGTCCACCAAGTAAACCACTTAATAAACCAGCTTGTTGCGCTCTGCCTCTAAGTTCTAATTCTGGTGCAAGCATAGCCATTTGTTGTTGTCTAGCAATATCAGATTCAGCAGCTCTTTGTGCTTGTTCAAATCCTGCTTGTCGTAAACCAGCAACAGTTCTTAGTTTTTCTTCTTGTAATGGTCTTAATGCTTCTTGTTCATAAATAGTACCTCTAGTACCACCAAAAGCACCCGCACGCATAGCCACGTCTTGAGCTTGTTGTCTTTGTATATCTTCTGCTCTACCAATATCTTCTAATGCTAAATCAATAACTTGTTGTTGGTATGGTGATTGATATGCACCTATATCCATATCTAATAAAGACGGTACATCACCTAAAGTTGGCGCTGCTTGACCTGCTAATTGCTGTAATTGTGCAGTAGGATCATAACCAAAAGCAGTACCAAATAAACCTTGTGCTGCTGCTTGGGCTTGTAATTCTTGAGGTGATAAGCCTGCTACTCTTTGACCTGTGTAGGCTTCAAATGGTACATCAGCAGCCTCTTTGGCTCGCTCATAATAATCTTTAAAAAGATCCATTTGCCAATCTGGCAAAGTCGTTTGTTGTTGTGTTTTGGTTTTTCCTTTACTCATAAATCTTTTCTAATTAAATATTCTGTTTCAAAACCAAGATGTTTTAATTTCCTAGTCCAGCCTTTTCTACCACCGCCATAGAGTCTTTTTACTCCACATTTTTTAGCGTATTCTTCTATGTGCGGTAACATAGCTTCTAACTCTTTATAATTACCACCACAAAACAATAGATTCATGGCGGTGTATTGTGGGAATACGACAAACTCTGTAACATAAGCAGACGTTTTACCAGCCCACAATAGGAATATTCCTTCCCTTATTTTATCTTCTATGTCCTCGATTGTATAGCTATCTTGATATTTTACAGCTTTCTCAATATAGGGTTTACATCTAACCCATTCGCTTTCCCAATCTGGATTAATCTCCTTTGGCATATTCTATAATGCTCATGTGTATATCTAAATTACCAGCATGATTTGCTTGTACTTTTATTATTTCACCTTGATGTATTATTAAGGGGTTAGTCAAAAGATCTGTAG